CTTGTATGTGACGTGGCATGTTTTAATTGGAAAGTGAAAGTATAAAATGATTGGGTGCCGCTATTTTAGTCTCCGCCCCGCCGCACCCAACATGGCGGCGGGGGCGTGGTTTGTGACGTAGGGGGGGTGCGGGGGGGGCTCTGCCCCCCCCGCGGGGGGTGTGGGGGGGCTTTGCCCCCCCACTTCCCCTTTTTACTGTGTAAAAGGGGAACTAATTAGCATATGGCAGTTTGTGGTCGGCAATTCTAATTTTGCGGTTTCCTTCATGAATATTTATGAGGGGGGCGGAGCTTAGGGGGGCCAAATGGCGACTCGGAGTCTGTTTAGTAAATAAGCGCCGCAGGCGCGCCCCCCCGAGCCCGAAGTGGTCCGACCCGCGCAAGCGGGTCGGAACGAGGGCGGGGCGCATTGGGGTGCGCGCGCTACGCGCGCACCCCAATCTAGGTGCGTGGTGTGTAAGCACATACGCGCGGCGCGCGAGCGCCGGCGCGTGACGGCGCTCGCGCGCGCGCAGCGCGCGCGAGCGCCGAATTTTTGCAATTTTTTATTTTTTTTTTTTTTTTTTTTTTTGGTGCAAACTTTATTAAACATGCTTTACTAAGTGTACATTGTTGGCCTAGCATTTGTAGTTAAGGTTAAAGTTTACAAGGGGTGTTGGTGGTAACCAAGGGTAAAATGGAGGATCATTTTTATAAGTTCTAGGAGGTCTGCAGAAAGCTATAGCAAGCTGTTGTTCTGTTTCTATTTCAAATCCTGGTTTAAATGGTTCTACTGTAAATTGCCTGTTTGTAGCCTCAAAGAGTTTTGCTTGGTTTTGAGGTCTGTTAATAGAACTAAGATGTTGTGCTTGAGCTGCTGCTGCTTGAGCTTTTGCTTGTGGATGAGCTGCTGGAGGTTGTTGGGGTCTTCCTCTTCCGATGTTTCTGTTTGGCATAGTGAGAGGATGCAGCTTTGGACTTCTTTGATCTCTTCTTGTGGGTTTCTGAGCTCGCAGGTTGTCTTTTTCTTTTTCTTTGGTGTTTCTCCATCTGGGTAGAAATTTGAATCAGTCTCGAGGTTTTGGCACATTCTTTCAAGAGCTCTTTTTGTAACAATGCCCCTTCTGAAGTCCCAGGGGTGTAAAATGGATTCTGTTTTATTTTTGAGTGGGTTAAATACTTGTATTGAGCGGGGCATTGTATAGTCAGTGGTCGCTTGTCCTTTGGTTTTGGGATCATCAACTGTTGGGTCTCCAATTTCAGGGCCTCCCCACTTAAAGTAGAAACGATAAAAGTATTGTAACTCCCAGGTACTGTTTGTTTGGTTGTAAAATTTTGGTACTAAAGGGCCACAGCATACTATATCATTTAGTGGTTCTTGTTGGTGTTCATATATAGGATACCATGCTTTGGACATGTCAGATGTTAATGGTTGATCATATGGAGGTTTACCATTAACAAATTTAACTCCAATTATTGGGAATATTTTCTGAGTGCTTACTGTAGGCAGTCTGTATAGTGCTGCGCTTTTTACACAAATAAGTTTGTGTTTTAGTATGCCTTTATCACCAGACTTTTGCATTACATAGTTAGGGTAGCCATTTAATGCTAGCCATAGGGGAACATCTTTTATTGTGTAGTCGTCAGGATATGGTCCTTGCCATTGACCAGACACTAAGTCAATGATAGTTACTATGTTGCCTGGGCCTTGGTCTGCTGCTGGATTATATCTAAGTAACACCATTGGTAATTCACCATATTGTGTGATGGTGCTTCCCTTTGTGATTTTGTAAGCTCCTAATATTTTAGGTTGAAACCATCCACCTTCTAATGTTAAAGCTTTCTCTTTTGAGTCAGGCCCGTTTATAGCGCTTTCTCCTCCTGATTGTGTTTTGTAGTGGAATTTTAAATCACTTGGTATTGTGGAGTATGGTTTGTAGTAATTTGTGCCTGCATGTGCTTGCATCCAGTGTGCGTCTTTGTAAAATTCAGTGTTTATGGAGTACAAGTTAAGTATTCTGTTTTCATTACAGCAGCCTATAGTTGGATATGTAAAGCTAGCAGCTGCTGCTGAAATTTCTACTAAGTCTTGTTTAGCTAACTCAGATTGTAGTAGCCATTTATTTGTAAGTAGTTTAGGTGGCCCTATTTTTAAGGTGGTTTTTAATTTGCCTTTTGGATTTGTTTTTTTACTTAGTAAAATTCTTTTGTGTTTTCCAAGTAGCAGCTCTTGAGGCTGCATGTACATGTATGAATATTTTTCTAAGTTAAAGGGTGGATTTCTGCTGTATTTAATTATAAAGTCTGTGTCTAGGTGTCTGTAAAAAGATATTTTACAGCCAGTATATCTGCCTAGGTCTGTGTTTTCATTAGTTGCAGTCCAGACATTATTTCTAGCTTTCCATTCTTCATATAGATGGGCTAAAGTAATTCTCTCTACTCCAAAGCCACCTCCTGCTGGTGCTCTACTAGGTGTTAGTCTGTCTTTAACATTGGTAAAGCATATCATTTGTCTGCCATGGGCTCCCATGACTAAAGTTCCTCTGCCTTTTATAGTACATTTTCTTATTCTGTCTGGTTGCCATTGTACTAGTTTTAAAAATTTTTTCTTTCTTCTTACCTTATGTAGTTTTCTTCTGCGGCGGCGAGGAGCTTTTCTATTTCTTCTGCGTCTTCTTCCAAATGTTCTTCTAGTTTTATTTCTGTATCTCCGGCGGCGGTAGCGGCGCTGGCCCCAACGGGTATACCAGGGTCGTCTTCTTCTTCTCCACCAGAAAGGCATTCTTTATAATCTCTGTTAATGATGTGGGCTACTGTTTTGTTTCTGTCTGTATGACCTTCTGGAAATATGTTGTCAAGTAGATGAGCAAAAGGTTTTTTACAATCACAGTGAATGTCATGTGAATCAGCAATCATAGACATCCACATTTGGTTTAATGTAGCTCCATTATATTTAGTTTGAGTGTAGAAGCGGGACATCTGTAAAACAAATATTGTTTTAAGTTTCTTGCCCATTCCGCTAGACTGCCCTAGCCCGAATTGCCCCTAGACCTCGGTGGTTTCACTCACCTCGGGCTCCCGCCCTTGGGCAGCCGGGGACCTCCTCGCTGCGCTCGATCCGGTCCCTGCACCGTCTAGCGGGGTAAACTCAGCCATTCGCCACCCCAGTTAGTTATATAGTTTTAAAGTCTCCACCC